ATCGGCTGGCGGGCGCTGCGGGCGGGCGATGTGAAAGGCGAGCAGCAGGCCGAGCGCGGAGAACGGCAGCAGCGCCAGCGCCAGGGCGAACAGCGCGCTCACAACGCCCCCAGGGTGTTGCGGGTGAACATGCGCGGATTGCTCGCGACGCGCACTGCGCCGCCGTCGGCCGGGCCTGCGCCGGCGAGCGGATCGCCTGCGCCCAGGCTCAGCTTGCCCTGCGCCACGTAGTCGAGCGCGCGCAGCGCCTCGCGGTAGTCGCGCTCGATGCGGCCGGTTTCTTCGCTGGTGCGGTCGCGCTGACGGTGGATGTGGTAGCGCACGATGGCGCGCGCCCACACCGTCAGCACCGGGAACTGCGCTGCGCTCATCGGCAGCGGGTAGCCGCGATGCGCCAGGCGCGATTCCACCTCGCCATCGCCCAGCACGATGAAGCGCTCGATGCTGGCCAGCGCTTCATCGGCGGCGGCGATGTCAGCGGCATCCCAGCTGCTGCGGTCGCCGGCGGTGAGGGTGGCGGCCAACAGGGCGGCCTCGATGCCGTACAGCTCGGAAAGCTCCTTCAGGCTCTCCGGGCCATCGGCCAACTGCTGTGCGGTGACATAGGACATCGCTTACTTGGCCTTGGTGGTTTTCCGGGGCGCAGCGGGTGCTTTTCCTGCCTTGGCATCGGATTTTTCCGATGCGGGCGCGGGAGCTTTGCCGAGTGCTGGGGCGGCGTTCCCCGATTCGCCGGCGAGCGGCTCGTCCACGACCAGCATCGGCTCGCGGCGCAGCGCATCGAGCTGGCTGGCCCCGAAGGTGCCGTCCGGGTAGGTCACCGGCGTGGCGGTGTGCTGGATGCCGCAGCGCCAGAAGCTGCCTTTGCGGGTGCGGATGGTGATGGACATGAGGGCTTCTCCGGGCGATTGGGGTGCCGTCTCTCCGGCTGTCACGACTGGCTTGTCGGCGTCGTTCCCTGCCCGTGGTCGCGGGGAATCAGGATTGGCAATCAGGCCAGCCAGGGCGCGCTCACCACTTCCACCAGGCCCTTGAGCACGTTGTCCGCGCCGTTGGCCAGGGTGGTGGCGTTCACCAGCTTGCGCGCCGCGAATTCGAGCGACGGCGGCACCAGCAGATGCGTCGGGCGGATGCCCAGCGGGCGGCCGTGGTCACCCTTGCGCTCGGCCATCGCGGTGAAGGCGGCGACGAGGTTGGTTTCGTCCAGGGTCTTGCGGCTGCCGTAGGCCATCTGCCAGAAGCCGAAGCCGACGTTGCAGCGGCTGTCCACGCCGTAGACGTATTCGTTGCGGTTGAACACGTTGTCGTCGTCGTTGGCCGTCTTGGCGACGAACTGCGGCTTCTTGCGATCCTGGTAGATGATCGGCTTGATCGCGCGGCCGCAATCGAGCAGGTACCAGGCCGTGCCGGAGCCGGAGTTGTTGTCCCAGTTGGACTGGGTGGCAGTGGTGCCGTCAGCCTGGATCACCGGGTGGTCGGTGTCGAAGAAATACTGGCCGTCGTAGCACAGCGTGCTGGCACCGGCCTTCAGCAGGCCGAACACCAACTCGTCCGGGTGCGCCGCAATGGCGCGACCCATCTCGGTCATCATCGGGGTGTAGACGCCGTACTGGTCGTCTTCGATGGCCGGCCGGGGCACCGCCACCGTCAGTTCGAAATCCTTGTTCTTGATGCTGTACCCGTGGCTGGCCGCGCCGTGCACCACGCGATCGCCCAGCCACTGGCGCATCGAGGGGAACTGGCCGAGCCAGCCATATTCCTCGGTGCCGGTGGCGCTGGGCACGGTGGTAGCGATGGTGCCGTACTGCGATGCCGCCTGGGAAAGACCGCCCTGGAAAGCGGCCTTGAACGCGACGAACAGGGCCTTGAGGTTGCCGTGGTTGATGATCATGTGCGCTCTCCTTAGAACTCGACCCAGACGCCGGCCGATGTGACGCCGCGCACCGTGCCGGCGGCGGAGCGGGTGTTGGTGCCGCTGGTCTTGGCCACGGTCTGGTTGTCCACCACGTAGCAGGTGCTGCCGTAGTCGGCGTTGGTGATTTCATCGGTGGTGGCCGAGTTGGCCAGGAGGTACGTGCCGCGGCGCACCCTCACCGCCAGATCGCCGGCGCTGCCGCTGCCGTTGTCAACGGTCTCCTGCGCAATGCCGACCGCGATCTTGCCGGTGGCGGTCGCGCCCGGCTCGGCGTTGCCCGAGCTGTCGAGCACCACGATCGTGCCGGCCAGAATCTTCTTGGCGGCGGCGACGGGGAACACGAAGTCCACGTTGTCGCGCGCGGGTGTGGGGCGTTCCTGGGTGGTGGCGGTCATGCCTGATCTCCTTCGCGCGCGGTGATGAACTCTTCCTGGGAAATGCCGGTGGCCCGGCACACGGCCAGCTCTTCGGCGTTGAGTGCGGTGGCCGTGCCCGGCGGCTGGCGCTGGCCGAGGCTGGTTTCCGGCGCGATCACCGGCAGCGTCTGCACCAGGGCGCGGAAGCTCTCCAGCCCCTTGGCATCGCTGCACATGGCGCGGTAGTGCTCCACGCTGGCCGGCGCAATGCGGCCGACCTTGAGCGCGGCGTCGATCGCCGCCTCGGCCTCGGCCTTGAGTGCCTGCGTCTGGTGGTCGCGCAGGGCGGTCTCGGCATTGCTGGCTCGGGCGAGCACCGCGTCGTAGTCGGCGCGCGGCACGTAGCGTTCCAGCGCCGGCGCGGACTGCTCCGCGTTCAGCGCGCGGGCCGTCGCCGCGTCGCGGGCCTGCTTCATCTGGTTGATGGCGGTGGCGATGGCGTCATCGGCAGCGTCGGGCGCAAGGCCCAGCGCCCCGGTGATCGCCGCCACAAGTGCGGTGGATCGATCCATGGAACTCTCCTGGTTAAGGGCCTGCAGGTGCAGGTTGGGGAGGTTGGTCAGCCCGGCGGAGACCAGGCGCGCGATGCGCCCGGTGGCCGGGTCGAAATCGAAGACGGGGGACAGGTAGCGGTATTCGCGCGCGGCGATCTGGTTGGCGGCGCGCTCGTTCCAGCGCACCTCGCCCACCAGCGCGCCATCTTCCACCGCCAGGCGCGTGATCCACGCCGCGGCCGGCGCTTCCTCGCCACGCGGGGCGCGGTGTTGGCTGGCGTGCTCCCAGTCGATGGGGAGCTCCGCGTTGCGCGCGGCAAAGCTGCGCATCACCGCCTGGGCGGCGATGGTGTCGAACAGCCAGCTGCGGCCGTCGCGCCCGTCCACCTTCGGCCCGGCCGGGATCAGCGTGACCCGCTCCGGCGCGGCGGCGGCTGCGGAAAGATCGGTGTTGAGGGCGATGCGGTGCATGGGCCGCATCGTCTCGCGCGACACCAGCCGCGCAGGGGCGAAACCTTTCGCCGCTTTTCGTGGTGCGCGCTCAAGAAAATGGCTCGGCGAGCCGAGCCAGTGAAGATGCGGGCGTGGCCGCGCGACAAGCCGGCGCGTCTAACGCGGTTTTCCGGCCCTTGGCGGCGTTTTCAGCCCTTGGGCCGAGTCAGTGGGCGTGTCAGGGCGTGGCGAGGCGCTGGGAGGCGCTGGGGCGGTCGCGGACCGGAGCGCCGCCCGAGACTAGGAAGCGGCTTCTGCCTTGGTCACGATGGCCTGGGTGATTGATTTAGGCCGCGCGCTGGTAATGGGCGCGAGCGGCTGTGATGTCTCCCGCCTCCCGGGCTGCGCGGGCCGTGCCGATGTGCACCGACAGCTGCAGCGGAATGGGGCCGATGTCGAGCGGGTAGCGAGGATCGGGCGGCACCTTGGCCGGCAGTTGGATCGGCCTGGGCTTGGGTGGCTCGCTCACCGGCGGGGCGGATGTCCCGCCCGGCGGGAGCCATGTGGCCTTGCGGCGGCCAAGCAACCAGTCGAACAGCCCCATGCGATTCCCCTCCTGTTATTGGTGCTCAGCCTGACTTGGGTGGTCAGTCCTTCTTGCGGGTGGGCTTGCCTGGCGCGCTCTTCGTGTCGCCGAAGAACCGTGCGAGCAGCGATTCGATCAGCGCGAAGTCTTCGTCCGTGCACGTTGCAAGCCGCTGGATGATCGGGTCGATGCGCGGGAAGCGCCTGACGTACTGCTCGGCTTCGCCCTGCAGCGCGGCGTTCATCGAATCGTGCAGCGGTCCTTTGCCGCCCGGCTCCCGCCGCGCTGTTTCGGCAAGCATGAACGCATGCATCCGCGAGGTGCCTGGCGGAGACTTCTGGCCGGTGAGGATGTAGAGCACGTCGCATCCAGCGTCGGCAATGCGCGCCAGGTAGTCGGCGTCAGGTGCTCGCTCGCCTTGTTCGTAGTTGATCTGCGCCCGCTTTGAAACGCCCGCTGCCTCGGCGAATGCCGTCTGCGACATACGGAGGGTTTCGCGTGCTTCGCGAAGTCTGTTTCCTGTAGTGCTCATATGTGCACGCGCCCTATTGACAGGTGCACAAACGTGCACCATCATCTATCCCGCAGCATTCATTCCGACAGCGAGGATAGCGCAATGTCCCACACCACCCCCGCCGAGCTCGGCACCCGCCTGATGCAGCAGGTGCGCGGCTCTTTCATCCTGCAGGGCACCACCTACACCGCGTGGTGCCGCTCGCAGGGCATGGACCCTTCCCTGGTGCGTCAGGCCATCTACGGCACCTGGGGCGGCCCCAAAGGCCGCGCCATCCGCGCGGCGGTGCTGAAAGCCGCCGGCGTGCGCGACAGCGCGAAGGCGGCGGCATGAGCATCAACCTCCCCCAACTGCGCACACGTGCGCGCCAATACCGGATCACGAAAAACCTCCCGACGGGTGGCGTGGTGCTGTTCTGGCGCGACCAGGCTTACGGCTGGAAAAACTGCCTGCGTGATCCGCAGCACGAATGCCCCGGCGCACTGGCCGTTGACGCTGATGGCCGGGCATATCAAGCCATCGGCGGCAACGAGCGGGATGGTGCACAGCGCTGGCAGGAGGTGGCGGCATGAGCGCCCTGCTGCAACTGCGCTACGCCCTGGGCCGCTGGCTGGTGGCGCCGGTGATTCGTTTGCCGAAAGAACTGGCATTGCCAAAGATCAGCCGGCTGGAGCCGAGTGGCGAAGGAACACAGGCGGGCGCCTGCCCAGCAAGTAAACGTCCATTTTCCACCCTGGATGAGGACGCTGTGTGGCTTCTTGCGTTGGGCCTGATGGCTCGCGGTGAGGGAGCCGCGAACGCCGTTGACACAGCGTTCGCAGCACGCTCGCGGTTTATTGGTCTGACGGCGACGCCGCCTGTGGCGGGAGGGCATCAAAAATGACCTTGTACGCCTCCATCGCCGCATGTGCCGCGCCCGCATGGTCGCGCCCACCCAGTCTCATGTTGACGTGCTCCAGAACCTTTACCAGCAGGTCGGCAGCGATTTCTTGGTTGGTTTTGCTCATGGGCCTTGCTCCCTTGGTTGGTGATGACGCCCTACGCGTCACCGCCGAGGGTAGCAATGCCCACCCGGGCGCGGAGGTGCGACGATGAGCGCGCCCGCACTGCTCGCCCCGGCACCGCTCGCCCGCGCCAAGGCCGTGATCGAGACACTGGCCGGCAACAACTTCGATGGGCTGCGCAACCAGCAGGTGGCCAATGCCATCCGCGCATCGGCATCCACGACGCTCCGCACCTTGGAAGCCCTCGAAGCCGTCGGCTGGGCCGAGCGCATTCCAGGAAAGGACGAGCGCTGGCGGCTGTCCCCGCGCCTGATCCAGCTGGCCATTGCGCACAACGCCGAAGTCGCCCGTGAAGAGCAGCAGCTCGACGACTTCCGCAATCGCTATTCCCGCATTCCCACCTGACCGAAGGAACCCACCTCATGGCAACAAAACGAGGCGCAAAGCCCATCCCTGCAGCAGAACCCGCAGCACCCGCCCTGGATGGTGAACTGCTGGATGCGCGCAGCCAGGAACTGGCCGCGATGAACGAGCACCAGCAAGCCGTGATTGAGCAATACGGCGATGGTCTGCCGTGGAGTGCCGAACACTACGAGACACAGATTCGCAGCGAGCTGCGGCGCGGCTGCGAAGCCTTCCTGCGTGCCGGGCGCTACCTGGTGGTGGCGCGGGAGTGTGCTGCGCATGGCGAATGGCAGGGAATGCTGGACCGGCTGGGAATCGAAGCGTCGCACGCTCGCCGAATGATGGAGGCCGCACGGCGCGTCACGGCGTTGCCAAATCGTGCGCGGGCGCACGATTTGATTGCCGCTGCCGGCACCCAGTCCAAACTGATCGAGCTGCTTTCCTTGCCCGAGGATCAGTTCCAGGAATTAGCCAGCGAGGGCGCCACGGGCGATCTTGAGGTGGACGACATCGCCGCCATGTCCCGCGACGAACTCCGCGCCGCCGTGCGCGAAGCCCGCGCCGACATCGAAGCCAAGGACGACCGCGCCGCCAAGCGCGAGCGGGATATCGAGAACCTGCAGAAGAAGCTGCGGCAGGCGAAACTGGAGCGCCAGCGCGCCGAGCCTGACGACATCGCCGGCGAGCTGCGCACTCTGGCCAGCGCGGCCGCGCTTCAGGTGCGCGCCGACATCGGCGCAACGGGCGACGACGTCGAAAGCCTCCAGGAGCGCATCGCGGCGCTGTGCGAGCACGCCGCCGGCGCAGGGGGCGATGGCGACGAGCACCACCCGTTCATGGGCGCACTGATCGGCGAGTTGTTCAGCGAGCTGCGGCGGGTCCGCGACGCCTTCGGCCTGCCGATCGTGAACGATCACGGCGCGCCGGACTGGCAGCAGGGCCTGTGAGCATGGCCGCCTTGTCCCCAGCCATGTACGAGGAGCTGGCCGGCGTGGCCCGCGCCGCACAGGCGGCCGGGCACGGCGGCAAGACGGCCATCTACCGCGAGGCGGCGCAGCGTCTGGGCATCTCGGTGCCCACGCTGCTGACCCGGCTCAAGCAGGTGCGCCCGGCGCGGCCGCGCAAGCGCCGCGCCGATGCGGGCACCTCGGTGCTGACCCGCGCCGAAGCGCTGCTGATCTCCGCTACGGTGGAGGAAACCCGCCGCCTCACCGGCACGGGCGAATTGCCGCTGGAAGAAGCCGTGAACGCGCTGCGCGCCAGCGGCAAGATTCTGGCCGGCCGCGTGGACGAGACCACCGGCGAGTTCACGCCGATGAGCCTGTCGGCAATCCGGCGCGCCCTGGTGCGGGAGAACTGCCACCCCGGCCAGCTTGCCGCACCCACGCCTGCCAGCCGCCTGCGCAGCCCCTCGCCCAACTGGTGCTGGCAGATCGACGCCTCGGTGAGCCGGCAGTATTTCCTGGCCGAGGATGGCGCGCAGGTGATGGACAGGCGCGTCTACTACCGCGGCAAGCCGGGCAACTTCGCCAAGGTCAACGACCGCCGCCTGTGGCGCTACGTGGTGACCGACCACGCCTCGGGCTATATCGAGGCGTTCTACGTGCAGGGTGCGGAGAGCGCCGCCAACGTGCTGGCCACGTTGATCTACGTGATGACCGAGCGCGCCGGCAGCGTGATGTACGGGGTGCCGAAATACCTGATGGCCGACCCGGGCAGCGCGATGACGGCGGGCACCACGCGCAGCTTTCTGGATGCGCTCAACATCGAGCCGATCATCAACAAGGTCGGCAACGCGCGGGCGAAAGGCCAGGTGGAAAACGCGCAGTACATCGTCGAAACGCACTTCGAGGCGGCGCTGAAACTGCGCAAGCCGGTGTCGGGTCTGGCCGAGATCAACGCGCTGGCGGCGCAGTGGTGCCGCGCCTACAACGCCACGGCCACGCACACCCGCACCGGCACCACGCGACAGGCGGCCTACCTGACCATCACCGACCGGCAGCTTGCGCCGCCGGTGGAGGTGCTGCGCTCGCTGGCCACCACGGCCCCGGTGTCGCGCAAGGTGCGCGATTACCGCATCAAGCACGAGGGCCAGCTTTGGGATGTCTCCGGTCTGCCGGGCGTGCTCAACGATGGCTCGCTGGAAGTGGTGACCAACGCCCTGGACCCGACCACGCTGCGGGTGCTGGTGGTCGGCGAAGACGGCAAGCCCGCGCATTACCTGGCACCGCGTGTGGAGTTTGTCGGGTACGGGTTCGAGGCAAGCGCGGCGGTCATCGGCGAGGCGTTCAAGGCCCCGCCGGAAACGCCGGTGGACGCGGCCCGCAAGGAGATGGAGCGCCTGGCCATGGAGGTGCAGACCGATGCCGAGGCGGCAGCGGCACGCAAGGCCAAGCGGCGCGCGTTCGGCGATGCCATCGACCCGGTCAAGCCCTGGCGCGAGGCCAAGGTGCCCGAGGCGCTGCCGCGCGCGGCGACACCGTCGCAGGTGGAAGCGCCCGCCATCATCGAGCCCACAGCCACCATCCCAACGATCCGCCCGCAGTACGTGCCGGTGCCGCTCACCCACGCCGAGATGGCGCGCGGGCTCAAGCGGCGCGTGGAGGAGCGCGGCGGCAGCTGGGGCACGGCGCAGTACGCCCGCATGGCCGCGCTGTGGCCGGATGGTGTGCCCGAGGAAGACCTGGACGCCTGCGCCGTGGCGCTGCTGCGCGGCGGCCTGCGGGCGGTCGGCGGAGGTGTGGCATGAGCACGCTCAACACCTTGCCGCCCGATCTCAAATCCCGGCTCGCCGAGCGCGGCATCACGATCAAGGCGATGGCCGAGGCGGTGGGCGGTTCGCGCTCACTGCTGTCGATGGTGGTCAACCGCGGCCTGCAGCCGGTGGACGACCTGGGCGGTCGCATCGCCGCCTTCCTGAGCGATCACGGCATCACCGATGCCAAAAAGAAAGCCCCCAAGCGCAGCAACGCTCGGGGGCCGGTGTCCCAACAACTCGACGATGAAGAGGACGAGACCATGCTACTACGGAAACAGACTTTGACGGCGGCCACCCGCCAGCACTTCGGCCTGAGCCGCGACCCGTTCGCGGAATGCCGCGAGCAGGCCGACGTGTACCTGACCAGCCCGGATGTGCGCTATGTGCGCGAGGCGATGTGGAGCACGGTGCGCCACGGCGGCTTTCTCGCCGTGGTGGGCGAGAGCGGCAGCGGCAAGACCACGCTGCGCGAGGAGCTGATGGAGCGCCTGGCGCGGGATGAGCCTGCGGTGGTGGTGGCGCAGCCCTATGTGCTGGCGATGGAGGAGCGCGACAGCGTGGGCAAGACCCTGCGCAGCCACCACATCGCCGAGTGCCTCCTGCACGCGGTGGCGCCGATGATGCGGCTCAAATCCAGCCCGCAGGCGCGCTTTCGCCAGCTGCACGAGGCGCTGCGCGATTCGGCCCGCAGCGGCATGCGCCACGTGCTGATGATCGAGGAGGCGCACTGCCTGCCGATTGCCACGCTCAAGCACCTCAAGCGGTATTTGGAATTGAAGGATGGCATGCGCCCGCTGCTGTCGATCGTGCTGATCGGCCAGCCCGAGCTGGCGCTGAAGCTGGACGAGCGCAACCCGCAGGTGCGCGAGGTGGCGCAGCGCGCGGAAATCGTGACGCTGCCGCCGCTGGATCAGCACCTGCCGGATTACCTGCGGCACCGCTTCGGGCGCGTGGGTGTGGGCCTGGATGACGTGATCGACGCCGGCGGGCTGGAGGCCATCCGCGCGCGGCTCACGCCGAGCGGCAAGCACCAGCGCGGCGGCTCGCTGCTGTACCCGCTGGCGGTGCACAACGCGACAGCCGCGGCGATGAACGCCGCGGCCGAGCTGGGCGCGCCGAAGGTGACGCGGGACATCGTGACGGGAGGTGCGGCATGAACGCGCCCTCATTCCGCCCGGGAGCCGCGTGCCCTGCCTGCGGCGCGAACCTGGAAGACGCCGATGTGGAAGTCGGCATTGGTGTCGCGGCGGAAGGCTCCATCGACGGCAAGGCGCAGCTCGGCGTGCTCATCACCTGCTACGAGTGCGAATCGGAGTTCACCGCCCTTATCCCGGTGGGCAGCCTGCTGGAGGTGGGGAAATGAACGCCGCGCTCCCCGTCAAGCCGACGCTGGCCCTCGGCAACGCGCTGATGATCGACGGCCTGAAGTCCGCCATGAGCGCGGCCTTCCACCTGGATGACATGGGCTGCACGGTGCGCGAGGTGCTGGTGCTCGGGCGCAGGCCGCTGGTGCGCATCGACACGCCGCCGGCGACGTGCTGGCTGCGCGGTGCGCTGCGCCGGCGCATCACCGAGCGCGGGGTGACCCGCACGGTGTATGTGACGGTGTGCCACGGCGCGCAGGTGGAGTGGGAGACCAGCGCGCTGCGCGATCCGCAGGAGGTGCGGGCATGAGCACGCTCGGCTTCCGCATCGAGGGCGAGTTGCCGGCGCGGGCGACGTCGCTGGAGTCGGCGGTGCCGGTGAATCGCCGCTTCATCGTGCGGCCGACGCGCTGCCTCTACTTCCACTTCGCGATCTGGGCGATCGCGCAGCACAAGACGCCGACGCGCGAAACCGTGGCGGCGCTCTGGACGCGCGGCAACCGCGAGCTCGCGCAGCGCTGGATCGACGACCTGCGCCGGGCGCGCACCGCACCGGACCCGGACGACGATCCGCCGCCGTGCATCGCCGAAAAGATGACCGACATTGCCTGCGACATACACCGTTCTGCACTGGAGATCGACCAATGAGCACCATCGACGACATCGAAATCAAGGCCAAGGCCTTGGCGGCCGCGCGCGCCGAGCTGGCCGATCGCGTGGGCCGCATCCGCGACGAGCAGGACGCGATCAAGCGCCGCCTGCTGACCGGCGTGCGCAACGCGCTGGCCCGCGCGCGCGACGCCTATGACGAGCTGCACGCCCTGGTGGAAAGCGCGCCCGAGCTGTTCGAGAAGCCCCGCACTCGCACCTTGCACGGCGTGCGCCTGGGCTTCATGAAGCAGCGCGGCAAGCTGGAGTGGGACGACGACCGCGCCCTGATCGACGCGCTGCGCAAGCTGCTGGGCGAAGAGGCCGAGGGCCTGATCCGCACCACGGAAAAGCCCATCGCTGCCCGCCTGCAGGACTTGCCCGCGCGCGACTTGCGCCGCCTCGGCGTGCGGGTGGCCGACGACACCGACGTGGTGGTCATCAAGACCGCCGACGACGCCCTGGACAAGTTCATCGACGCGCTGATCGGGGATGATCGGATCGAGGAGGTGGTGTCGTGATCGCCTACTGCTGGGCCACGGGCCGCATTGACTTCGGGCGCACCCTGCCGAAGGGTGCTATCGAGATCGCACGTGGTCCAGCGAATCCACTTCGTAAGCTGGTCATGGCCACGTCCCGCCTGGCATACGACAACGAAACGCTGTTAGTGCCTGGCGCGCCTGAGGCGATCAGCGAGGAGTCCGCCCTTGATGCCCTTGGTCTTCACCTGCGCTGGCTCAAGCGCCGCGCTCCGGCCAGCGTAACGATTGCCACGAAACAATCGGCGTTGCCGTTGACGGCCACCGAACGCCAGATGCGGAGGGCGCGCTGATGGCCCGCCATCAGGTCATCCTCCCCGGCGACAAGCGCAAGCGCGACCTCGCCGCGATCCACGCCGGAGCCAAGCAGCTCAACCTCGACGAGGACACGCGCCGCGATCTGATCGAGCGCATCACCGGCTTCCGCAGCGCCGGCCAGCTCGACGACGCCGGCCGCGCGGCGGTGATCGCGGAAATGAAGCGCCTGGGCGCGCTGCCGCCTCTCAAGCGCCAGCGCGGCAAGCCGCGCAACATGGACGTGCGGCCGATGCTGACGCGCATCGAGCAGCTGCTCACGGTAATGCAGCTGCCCTGGGGCTACGCGGATCGGCTGGCGCAGCACATGTACAAGATCGAGCGCTGCGCCTGGCTCAAGACCTACGCGCAGCTGCAAGGCGTGATCGCGGCGCTGGACGCCGAATACAAGCGCCGCGATGCGCGCCGCGGCGGGAGCGCGTGATGGATCGGCCCGTGACGCTGCGCCAGTTTCTCATCTTCACAAGCCTGACCTGGGCGCAGCACGCGCACAGCCTCGGCCTCGTGCTCTGGCTCTTCGCCTGCGCCGCGCTGCTGGCGCTGCCTCTGCTGGTGCCGCGAGGAGATCGCTGACGATGCTTCCCGGCTGCTGCCCCAGCTGCGGATTTTCCGGCGAGATCGAGGCCTTCCTCGTGGACCCGGAGGCCCGTCGCGCCATTGCCCGCGCGGCGGCGCTGGAGCCGGCCATCGGCAAGCTGGTCGGCCCGTATCTGCGGCTGTTCGCCAACGGCAAGCGCGGGGTGCAGCTGCGCCGCGCGGTGGCGCTGATCGACGAGCTGGCGGCGCTGGTGGACGCCGGCGAGGTGTGCCGCGACGAGCGCGTGGGCGTGCGCCGGCCGGCTTCGCCGACGATGTGGGCGACGGGCATGGAACAGATGATCGGCCAGC